TTTTTTTTTTTTTTTATCTTATAATATTAAGTCATGACATACCAATTGAGAAAATTTGAAAAGAAACGATAAAGTACAGTTCAAGATATAAGAACTACAATAAAGAAAAGAAAAGAAAATCGAATCAGAATTCAAACTGTCGTAGCGAAACATAGATTGGAGACGATGACAAACGTCGACCGATCAAAGTTTCGGACAGAATCCCAGCACCGATCAAACCCGGACGTAACCGGCGAGCACTGCATCCACAGTAATTTGACCACTGGACCTTATTGCCCCAGGCGCGCAAGAAGTCGGTCAAAACTTTTCTCGAGAAAAACACCTAGCACAATCCACAATCTCAACGCACAGACGATTCGCGACGGCGCGCGAACTCACAATAGTACCCTACCCACTTGGAATCCTCGAAGTGAGCTGAAGCTGACGCATGATCACTCTATCTACATGATCGACATTAGAGACGATTCGGGTCTAAACCACTACGTCACCGACACAACCCGGACGTAACCGGCTAGTACTTTTGGTAATTGTGCCACTGAACCTTATTGCCTCAGGTGTGGCAAATGGTGGACAGCGAACCAACTCAATCGATTTATTTAAATAAGGATCTGAAAATCTTAGAGTTGAAAAATCACACAGACGCGACCCGGACGTAACCGGCTAGTACCTTCTGATAATCGCGCCACTGAACCTTATTGCCTCAGGTGTGGAATTATAACAACTATAAATCAATTCAGATCGAGTATATACCGAAAACGCGCATAACCCTACAACAACGACTCCTAATGTATAATAACGTTATCTGAGGCGTGAGCCCGCCGATTTTCGGACAGAATCCCAGCACCGATCAAACCCGGACGTAACCGGCGAGCACTGCATCCACAGTAATTTGACCACTGGACCATATTGCCCCAGGTGTGCAAGAAGTCGGTCGAAAGTCGGCCCCGGATAACTATCTAAAAAGTAATAGGTGGTACAGCACCCGCACGCTCTCCATCTTCAGGCATAGTAATAGATGGTTGTTGAGTCGCGGTTGTAGTTTCACGACGATTGCCAGTGATGAGTTTATTCTTTTTTCGCACTGGTTTCTTAAACAGCTCCGACACGTCGGTCTTTTTCGAATCGGTAACTGCCAATTTCACATCACCCACAACAGCGTGCTGAGCTGACAAATGTTTGCGCAAATTAAGCCCAGCCCCAACACACACTTTCAACAACTTCGGATTTTTAAGCGCTGCATGCTCTCTAAAACCTGGTAGAATCGGTATAACAGTAGGAACCTGCTCATCGTAATACGATGGATTAAGCGACATCTCCCTTTTCCAAGTCGCACTCATGGTGAAATACGTAACGTCCCGAGTTGTGTCAGCCACCGAAGAATTAGTCTCAATCATGTACCTTATACCCAATCTTCTATGAGACTCTTTCCCATTTAGAGTCAATCTGTCCATATTAGGTATAGAGTGTGATGGATGAAAAATGACTATCTGAGGTCCCTCCGATGCAGAGACGGTAACGGTAGACACGTCCAGGTCAAGCAAATCTTCAACTAAGTCCGTTCCACTATCTACCAGCGATAACGTCATGGACACCTCTGAAGATTTCCTAACCTGAGGAACGATCACTAGTACCAAGTCATGATACAAACGGAACGAATTCTGATAATTTTTTGACACCACACCCTTATCTTCGAACAATCTGACAATATGGTCACTGAATCTTTTGAGAAGCTCGTCAGGCGTGAACCAACCAATTCCAGTCGATCCCGAACACGTAAAACGTCTACTCAGCCTCTTCACAATGACATCATCCTCCTTATAATTTTCAGTAAGGATGGAATTCAACTCGTCGAGACTGGAAGTAGATATATCACCATTTTTAGAATACAATGCCGCTATAGACATAATCGCGAATTAACGTTACACCGATAACTGCAATAGTAAAACACAGAGGGCGATTCGACGTAGACTCTACGAGCACGAAAATCAACGAACAGACGGCAAGTATCAGGGCGTTCACCAATAGTATGTGAAAAACACCAACTGAAAATCCCAAACCAACTGCTCTGGAGACCTCGTAAATTCTAACGTCTGAGGTACCGAGACCCGGGAGCAAGCCGGACAGGTGCGTATATATATCACCCGCCACGATAGCCAACTCAAGTGTCTATTTCCGGAATAGTTAGAAGCAGTCCGGAATCCACTGATATGGTGCGAGCAATAGAAGTCGTGCTACGACTATTAACTCGATATGGTGTGATTAACAACCAATGCCTACGCAAAGGTAA